ACAACAATCTTTGCTCCCGGCAGCGACATTATGAGTGCGTCTAGTAACGAAGCAGACGCAAGATACGACACTATTGAGCACCCAACAGATCCTAACTATGTTATTATGAACATAGGTGGAACTAGCATGGCAAGTCCACAAGTAGCAGGAGTATGTGCTCAGCACTTACAGTTGTATCCTAATCTAACGCCTGCAGAACTACAAGCAAGAATAATTGCAGACAGTAAACCTGTAATGTACTCTACAGGATCTGACACAGATTATGACGAAATACTAACGTCTATCTGGGGTGCAGAAAATAGAATGTTGTATTCTAGATACGGAAAACAACCACTAACATTGAGAAATATTAACATAGTATAGGAATAGATAATGGCACTTAATTTTCCAACAGACCCGCAAGAAAATGACGTTTATACTTCTAACGGTACGTCTTGGCGATATAACGGAACTGCGTGGGATCTAATAGGTGCAAGTGGTGCTGTTGTGTCTCCTAGTAATAACTTTGGAACTATTAGTGTTGACGGACAACAAGACATTGTGGCAGACAGCACTAATGATGCTCTTACTTTAATTGCAGGAGACAACGTCACTATTACTACGGACGCAGCAGGTGACAGTGTTACTATTAATAGTACTGCTACTGGAGGGGGAGGCGGAGGCGAAACACAAGACCTTTTTGCTACCTTTGCAGCCGATACCGGCAGCACTACTGCAAACTCTCCTACAGATCAGTTAACAATTACCGGTGGTACTGATATTGCTACCAGTATTAGCGGAGATATATTAACAATTAATTATGACGGCAGCGCAGCGTCAACGTTTGCTACACTTACAGATGTAAGTTCAGCAGCACTTACGGTAGATAAAATTTACGAACCTGCAATAGCAATGTTAAGAGTAGACAACGTAGGTACTAGTGCGTATACTTTCAACAGCCACTATACAGGAAACAATCCTAATATATATGCATTGGCTGGTACAACAATTGCTTTTGATTTAGATGCTATAGGAGGGCATCCATTTCAAATACAAGATCCTACTACTTCTCCTTACAATACAGGATTAGTCCATGTATCATCTAGTGGTGTAGTAAGCACCGGTTCTGATGCAAACGGAAAAGACAGCGGAACATTGTATTGGAGGATACCTGAAACGCTATCAGGTACTTATAGATACCAATGCCTTAATCATGTTGCAATGGTAGGTGCAATCACAATAAAACGCCTAAGTATTATATAGAGTTTTTTAAAGTATTTTCAATTTTTATTCTAGTCTGATTAATATTAAACCGTAAATCTTCAGTCATTGAAGGTTTAATATACCCATTATTTCTAGTGTCGTAATGATGATCTAAATCTTTTATATATCTTTCTAATTGATAAATTAAATGTTGGACTTCCATTTTTATACGTTCACTTCTTACAAGGTTAGATTTCTTTTTGAACGTTTCGAGTTCTTGTAAAAATTTTTGAGAGTGTTGTAGTTTAGGTAGCATTATTCTGATAGATACGTCTTTTCGTCTTTAGTATTACCGACTTCGGTATAACTGCTATTAGGTACTATGTTTTTCATCTGATGAGGGACCATAGGTTCGCATCTAAAAACATCGCCTTCTTTTAGTTCTTTATTAATTATTTTTCCTGTTTTAGGATCAATTAATGTTAATTGAAATCTTCCGGTATTTATAAACCATGTACTGTCTCTTTCTTTATATATGATAAAAGGCGTTACAGATTCTGCTTTTTCAAACACGTTAATTTTTCCATCGTATTCGTCTGTTTTTGCAAATATAAGTTCTGTACCCCAAGGATGTGTAATGACATTGTTCATAAATTACTCCAGTAGGTCTATTACTTGAAAAAGTGTTTCTAATTTATTAATGTTAACTTTATTTGTAAGAGTATTGCGCAATCCGTGATGCAATGGCTTAGGCCATTTATTAAACGCTGTCCACGAATAACCGTCGTGTTCTTCATTAAGATTTGGTATAAACTCGTTCTTAACTAAACATAGATATGTATGAAAATGAAATTTGCTATCGTTTGAAATAAAAGTTTCTAGTGGAACTGTTTTTTGTATTTCAATTTGCCCAATTTCTTCTTGTATTTCTCTCTGCAATCCTTCCCACGGAGTTTCTTTATTTTCATTTGTGCCTCCTACTAAGCCCCACTCGTTCTTGTGTTTGCCTCTAGTTCTATGCAAAAATAAAAATCTTTTTGTTTCAAGAGAATATACTAATGCGCCGCTACAAATAATCTTTTCATTGCTCATACAATTAATTATGTATTAAACAATGATTAGCCCTCTAGTTTGACAAGCCAAGTGCCGGCAGGATATTCGCCTTCTATAGACAGTAACCATTCCGTGCCATTCCATCTATATTGTACACCTGTATTAAGATTAGTTGTGTATGTTGCTGTATCTGTTTCACTTGCATCAAAAACAATAATCCATTTTGCACCATCCCATTCTATTATATCATTTTCGGATGCTACAAAGTCACTACTATCGTTATTTTGCCAAGCAAGCGGGCCTTGTGTATTTTCTTCGGATCCAATATCTGATAATAACAAAACTCGCAGACCTGTTGTTTTTAACTCTGCGGGATTTATACGTTGAGGGTCTATTATATAGTCTATAGTTGTTTTTCCTGCTATAACAGTGTCGTCCGGAAAACTATCAATATCCCAATTAACAATTATTTGTGTTTCGTTAATTTCGTTCAAAGTAAACGTTCCAGTAACAGAAGTAGTTGATTCTGCTTTATGTAAAAATATGCGTGATATATCTGGTTGATAAATGCCCGGATATGTATTTAAAATATCTCTCCAATTTTCTACACCTACTGTACCGGCTTTTGTTAATTGTATAACATTGCCTGTTACGTATATTCCGTAATCTTGATAAGAAGTTGTTTTTAATTTATGAGGAGTGTTTATTGTTGTTTTAATCGATCTAGTGTTGTTTGTGTCAAACGCACCTGTAGTAACGTTATCATCAAATGCATTTATAATAGGACTACTAAGTCCTAAATCTATAGTACCTGTGGCTTCGTCAAAAATACTAGTAATAATGTTTGTAATTACTCCAAGACGTTTTACTTTTACAGGTGCACTTATGTATATAGGAGTTTTAAAACTTAATGTTGCAACATCAATTTCGCTATCAGTGCCAGTAGGAATACTTCTAGAACTCCAAACAATATTTTCTAAATCTACAACAGTTAAACTAGCCCAATCAATATAGTTGTCGGTAGTTTGTATTTCCAAACTCGGATTAAACAAAACTAGTACTTGTTCTAGTATTTGTAACTTTTGATCTGTATTTGTTGTCCATATATCTACATTTACGCTAAGTGTATATGGCGCTGGCATTAATCTTTCTACTGTGTAATTTTTTCCTTCATAATTTAAATACTCTTGTCCTGCTTCGTCATATGCCCTTTCACGTATGTGTCTTTTATTAGAGTAAGTTTTATCACTAGTTCTGGTTCGATCCATTTCAAGACCAGTAACATATAATGCCATTCTTGGTGCACTCGGAATAGCATTTTCGCTGTTTTCTCGAATTATGTGTGCAACCTGTCTCGACAAATCACCGTAAGTAACAGGTATAACAGTTTCGTTTCCCTTGCCGTCCTGCACTGAAAAATTACTCATCATACGAACCATCTGAGTAACATATCTTCTTATTTGACCATCATAAAAATGTAGCATTAATTATCCGCCTTAGGCCTAAGTGCTTGTGACAGACTTTGCCTTTCTTGTACTTCGTCTCCAGCAATAGTATCTACTTCTTCATTATTGATAAAGGAGGTAATTTTTGTATTTCTGTTATTGGTATTAGACAAAGTCATTCTAACATCATCTTCTACCTTAACCCATCTTCTACCATCATATCTAAATAATCGTTTAGGCATAAAATCTGTCCTTAAAAAGAAATCGCCTTCGTATTTGTCAGTAGGGAAACTTATTCCTGCACCAAATGCTTCTCCATTTGGCGGAATGCCGTCACCGAGTAAATAACCTTGATATCCTGACCTGCTCGGCGCCTGATGTACACGACTTGCATCTAAATTGCCGCTTTCGACGCTGGCATCTATTTCTGCATCATCGGCTGTAGCAAGTTCAGGTTTACCATCTTCACCGACTTTTATTGTATATAAATGTGTTGTGTCGTATCCTGACTTAGGGGCATCTGTTTCGGCTTCAGATAATATTGCATCATTAATCTGCATTTCTTTTTCATAAGTGCTTAACAAATCTCTTAATGTTCCTTCTTGTGGGTTTTCTTCGTCCATTGGTTGATTAAGAATGTCAGCATATTCTTGACTATCTACTATTTGTTTTAGTTTTAGTCTATAAAGATGAGGATACCAAGTAGGTGAAAATCCTTCTGCTGCACGGTTTATATCTTCTACTACATAAAATCTTTTAAGAGCAACACTATGATCATTAGCAGCATATTCATCTTTTAAATGAGGTAATTCGATAACATCTCCAGGCATTATTTTTCTACCTAAAATATCAACCGAATTGCGTATATGAATTGTTAAAAACAATACATCATTACTTAAGAATAGACCAAATTGACTTAGATCAAAATCTATGTCTTGAACATTGTATATTCCACGCATTGTATAAATGTCAGGATCATATTTTCTATCTCTATTTTCTAAAAATAGCATATCCTGTATTTGTGTTTCGTCTTTGACTGTAGTTCCGTCGTCTGTACCTATATACTTGTGTACAAACAAGTCTGTACCGCCAACAGTAAACATTTCTAGAATTTGTTTATCTAAAAATTCGTAGTCGTTTCCGCGCTCTGGTTTATATAATGATAATCTTGGCATACACATATTTATCGATAAATACTTTACGGAGAACTTCTATGACAGCGACAGCAACACAAAAACAAGAAATATTCGATTATGTATATGCTATGCTCGGCGGCGGCATGGTAGACGTTGAACTGGATCCAGTTCATTACGAAACAGCATTAAAAAAGTCACTAACTCGATTTAGACAAAGATCTGATAACAGTGTTGAAGAAAGTTATATTTTCTTACCACTTGTAATAGATCAAAACGAATATACACTTGCAAACGAAGTTGTAGAAGTTCGTAAAGTATTTAGGAGAAGTATTGGTTCTAGAAGCGGCGGCGGAGACGGCGGCACTGTGTTTGAACCATTTAACTTGGCTTATACAAATACCTATTTGCTTTCAAGTTCTAATATGGGTGGATTAGCCACTTACGATCTTTTTAGTCAATATCAAGAGTTAGTAGGCAGAATGTTTGGATCTT